GCCGCCGCTTCTTGCGCCAACACTTCTACGAAATAATTTTCTAACTTCAACTATTTCATTTGGAAGAGTATATTCGTTTTGATCTATAACTGTTGGCATAAAGAAATAGGATTCTTCAACGCTGTTATCACTACGCTGTCTAAAGCGTGTTAGTGCCTTTTTCAATGCTGTTTCGTAGTGAATAGGATCAAGCTCAACATCGACCATGCCTCCACCTAGCATTGCGTGTACGTAATCAAATATTTCTTGCTTTTGTATTGCCATAGTTTAAGTCTCCATTAGTATTTATCGTATTGGCTTACGAACGATAAATATGTATATGCCAAGATTAAGTTTATATAAGCCACAACGCGGTAACGATTATACATTTATAGACAAGCAAGTTTATGAAATGTTTACGGTTGGCGGCACGGATATCAATATCCACAAGTTCCTAGGTGCTGAAAATCCTAGCGATGCTGATGCAACAGCTGATCAGCCCCAGTATGATGCTGTTAAAGAAACTAACATACAAGACTTGTTATTTTTAGAAAACAGAGATCGTAAGTATGATCCAGATGTTTACACAATGCGTGGCATTTATAATGTACAAGATATTGATTTTAATCTTAGTCAATTCGGATTATTTTTAAGTAATGATACACTATTTCTTACAATACATATTAATAGTAGTGTAAAAACACTTGGTAGAAAAGTTATGGCAGGTGATGTAATTGAATTGCCACACCTAAAAGACGAGTATGCTCTAAATGACTTATCATTTGCTCTTAAAAGATTCTATGTTGTAGAAGATGTAAACAGAGCTGCAGAAGGATTCAGTCAAACATGGTATCCACACTTGTACAGATTAAAGTTAAAACAAATAGTAGATTCACAAGAATTTAAAGAAATATTAGACTTGCCTGCAGAAGAAGGTGCTACAGGTGGAGACACACTACGTAGTTTGCTTAGTACATATGACAAAGAAATGCAAATTAATAATGCCGTAGTTGCACAAGCTGAAGCTGATGCACCAAAAGCAGGTTATGATACTAGTCATTACTATAGTTTACAACTTGACGAAAATGGCAATACAGAACTAGTAGACACAGACGGAGACAATATACCCGATACTATGCAAAGTGCTGTTAAGTCAGGGTACAACGGATACTTGTTAGGTGATGGAATACCTACTAACGGAGAGCAGTTTGGTCATGGTATATCTTTTCCTCTTGATAATTCGACTGGAGATTTTTTCTTACGTACAGATTTTTCACCAAACAGATTATTTAGATTTGATGGCGCACGTTGGGTTAAACAAGAAGATAATGTACGTATGACACTAACTGGCACAAACACACGTACACATCAAAAAGGTACATTCATAAATAACACTACAACAAATACTATTGCAGGTGAAAGTGTTACTGAAAGACAAAGTCTATCTAAAGCATTAAGACCAAAGGCAGATGAATAATGAAATATCAAGATCTAAAAAACTTAGAAAGAATATTTGAAAAGGTCGGTGATCCACCTGATGATATTTGTAATATGCTTAAAAAGGTTTTTGGAAACCCTAATTCCAGAAAAGGCCAAAAAGATAGAGCCGATGATATTCGTGCTAGATTTATTGCTAGATATCCTGAATGGACTGAATATTTAAACGGATGTAAAATAGGATCCGGAACTCAAGGTGACGGATCTGGTACGGGACAAGTAGGTCCCGGAGATGCTGCTGGACCAGACGGAGACGGCCCAGGAGCAGGTGAAGAAGGCAACGGACCAGGAGATGGGGACGGTACAACTGTAGGTGACGGCAACAAACCAGGTGATGGTAGTGGCGACAAGCCAGGTGATGGTAGTGGCGACAAGCCAGGTGACGGAGATGGTAATAGTGATAAACAAGGCAAAGATGATCAATCTGAATTAGATGCTCAAAAAGACGAGTTTAGAAAAGCCGAAGAAAAGCGTAAAGCCGAAGAAAAGCGTAAAGCAGAAGAAGCTGAACGCAAAGCAGAAGAATTAGCTGAAAAGGAAGCTGAAGAAAAGCGTAAAGCAGAAGAAGCAGCAGCTGAGGCAGAAGAAGCAAGACTCGAAGCAGAAGAAGCACAACGCAAGAAGGATGAGGAAGCTGAAAAAGAAGCTGAAGCTAAGAAAAAACGTGAAGAAGAAGCTGAACGCAAAGCAGAAGAGGAAGCAGAACGTTTAAAACAAGAACGTATACAGCGTGAAAAAGAAGCAGAAGAATTACGCAAGGCCGAAGAAGCAAAACGTCTAGCTGACGAGAAAGCTGAAAAAGAAGCTGAAGAAGAAGCTGCTAGAGCTAAAGAAGAAGCTGAGCGTTTAGAAAAAGAACGCTTAGAAAGAGAGCGTCTAGAACAAGAGCGTTTAGAACGAGAGCGTAACAATAATGACTCTGATGAAGAAGAAGTTATTCCGTCAGATCCGTTTGATCCTTCATTGTTGTAACTAGGAAAAATAAATGAAATATTTAGATATTAAATTAATAGAAACAAAACTCCGAGAAGATACATCTGAGTACACAGTTGTTGTAGTATACATCGATGGTGAGAAATACCAAATTACAGATATTCTAAAAAAACACATGGATTCACCAAGGTTTGCAGCTGCTATTCAAAAAATGGCAAAAAGAAAGTTTCCTGGTAAGCAATTTAAAACATTCTATGTAGTAGGAAGCGATGGTAAAAAAGTTGACGGTTATGATTTTGAAGTATTGAGCAGAGATGAATTTGATCCCAACGGTGTACCTCCTAAAAAGTCTGATGATAATACAGACGACAAAGGTAATGTAAAACCAGAAGTAAAACCAGAAGTAGAACCAGAAGTAGAACCAGAAGTAGAACCAGAAGTAGAACCAGAAGTAGAACCAGAACCAGTAACAATAGGCGGTGTGCAAACTGCTACATTAAAAGATCTTGCTGATCAACAAAATGCATATGCTGATAGTGTTGACAAGGACCGTGATAATAAACATGACGAAACCGGCGAACCTGTAAAACGTATGAACGATGAAGGCAAATATGTAGATGCTGAAGGTAATCTTTTACCAGACCAATTACCAGATATTGATTTACCTGGTGGATCTATAGGTTCAGGTGAAGAAGGTGAAAGCGGATTAAGCGGCGAGCAAGCCGAGACAGCACCTGATATTGCTGACGAAATATACGAAGCAATAGACGGATTAGGTACTAGCGAAGGTAGATTATTAAAAGCACTTGAAAGAATTGAAACAAGGCCGCATTTATTTGAGATAATAAAACAATACAAAGAAAAATATAAAAGTACTATGAGTACTGATATCATTGCTGATTTTAAGTATGATCTTGGAAAAAGTCAATTTTTAATAGACGAAGTTAACGATGTTATGAGTAAACTTGGATACGTAATATATGGTAGTAAATTCTTTACATTAACATGGGTTGATACATCTGAAATTAAAATGAACGGAAACTACGTAGGCTATCAACCTAAAATTGGTTGGCACAAAGGTGTTATTATTAGTATAAAAGGACAAAGTTTTGGAGTATCGCCGTTCAAAAAAGATGGATGGTTTGGATCAGACGTCGGAGCAAAATATGCTATGGGGCGTGTAGAACCTAGAGATAATCCTAATGCACCACAATCGCCTAGTATAATATCTGGACAGATTTCTCGATTTACAACAATAGAAAAACAGTTTGGAATGCAACGTGTAAAAGGAAAATGGGTTGAAAATTTAATAGATAATTATATTGAAGATACCATAAATGATAAAGGAATTATGCCACCTGTAAAAGCAGGTGATACAATTGACAATGATATTTATAGAATGCTTACATTCTTAGGTGACAACGGTGTTGAAATGTTATGGTCAATGTATGACGAAGAAACAAAAGAGTATAGCAAATTATCGCAAGAAGCTGCAGATGCTATTAATAATTACAAAGGCAACACTGAATAATGCAACACTTTTATGACGGTCAAATAAGACGCTACATAACACAAATGGTTCGCCTAATGAGTAACTTTAGTTACAAAGACGGCAAAGGAAACTTAACTGAAATACCAGTTATGTACGGTGATCTAACACGTCAGGTTGCAAATATTATCCGAGACAATAGTGAAAACAAAATACCAAGTGCGCCTCGTATGGCTGTGTATATTACTGGATTAGCAATGGATACAGCAAGACTTGCTGACTCAAGTTATATTAATAAAGTTAACATACGTGAACAAGCATATGATACTAACGGTAACGAATACTTAAACAAAGAAGGCAAGAACTATACTGTTGAACGTTTAATGCCTACTCCGTATACCCTTACAATTAATGTGGATATTTGGAGTACTAATACAGATCAAAAATTACAAATACTAGAGCAAATATTAATGTTGTTTAATCCTAGTTTAGAAATACAAACTACAGACAACTATATTGACTGGACAAGTTTAAGTGTAGTTAATTTAGAAAATTTAACTTTTAGTAGTAGAAGTGTTCCTGTTGGAATTGATAGTGAAATTGATATTGCAACAATGACTTTTAACACACCAATTTATATATCACCACCAGTTAAAGTAAAACGTCTTGGGGTAATTACACAAGTTGTTCAAAGTATCTTTAACGAAACTAAAGGCACTATAGATTTAGATCTTGCAAGACCTGTTAGTCAAGCATATGATGATGCGCCAGTTCCACAAAGTGATGTAACAACTAGAATTGCTGTTGTAGGCACTGGTGAAATTGAAGAACAAATTACAAGTGAAGGTATATTAAAAACTGATGTAGATTCACTAGTAACAACAGGGCATGATAATTATGGATTGCTTGTTCTTGGCACCACAGCTAAATTAATCAATAAAGGTGTTGTTGGAGCAGAAACGTGGACAGGGTATATCAGCGATATGCCATTTAACTTTAATAGCGGAGTTACTGAACTAAGGTTAAGACGTACAGACATTGCTAATGAACTAGTAGGTACTGTAGTTATAAATCCATTAGACGAATATGAATTAACTATTTCGTGGGATAGTGATAGTTTCCCTGCAGACACAATTATGCATGGTCCTAATGGTGATAGAAACAAAATTGATTATATTATTAATCCTTATAAAACTAATCCTACAGATTTAAAATCAGGCAACCCACGTATACTAATTCTAGCAGACATTAACAATAGTGCTAACGCACAAGATGCAGCATACGACGGTCCTGATGCTTGGAAGAACAATGACGGTACTGAATTTGTAGCAAGTGCTAATGATATTATTGAATGGGATGGTAGCAGCTGGCATATTGTATTTGATGCTAGTGCTGATGATAGCACAGTTGTATATACTACTAATCTCAATACAAGTAAGCAATACAAGTACGAAAACGACGAATGGTTATTAGCATACGACGGCGAATACCAAAACGGCACCTGGCGCCTAGCATTTTAAAATAACTATTAGTATGAAAGATAATATTACTGTATGTAGCGGAGCGTTATTCTATGCTCTTAATACCAAACGTTTTTTGTTCTTACACAGGACTCAGGGACGTGCAGGAAACCTATGGGGATTAGTAGGCGGTACTAATGAAAAAGCTGAAACGCCGTGGGAAGGGTTGAAGAGAGAAATCTTTGAAGAAATTGGCACTGTTGAAATTAAAAAAACAATGCCTTTAGAAACGTTTGTAAGCAATGATACTAACTTTTTATTCCACACTTATCTTTGCGTTGTTAACCAAGAATTTTTACCTACATTAAATCATGAACATGACGGTTATGCTTGGGTAAATTTTGGACAATGGCCAAAACCGTTACACAACGGATTAAAGAATACACTCAATAATAAAACTAATCAACGTAAACTTGAAACAGTATTTCGAGTAATAGATTTAATGGATTAATATATGGAAAATTTACAAAGTGCATCACAAAAAACAGAATGGGGATATGAGTTAGTATGGGCAAGTGCTGAAAATTATGGTGCAAAAATGCTAGTGTTTACTCAACCTGGAAAGACTCCATTTGCATTTACAAAGAAACAAGAACGTACTTGGTTTATTAATAGCGGTAATATAAAACTACGCTGGATAGACACTAATAAAGGTCAGTTGTACGAAGCAATTTTAAATGAAGGTCAAACATATCATGTTCCTCCTCATCAACCTGTTAGTATCGAAGCATTGAGCGGAGAAACTAGTATTACTGAAGTTAACAATGGTACGTTTGAAGATGATAAATGTGTTATACTTAAACCTGAAGGTATATAATGTTTCCAAAGTTAACAGATTCTAAACAGTTTAAAAAAGATCTACAAAGTTTCAAATCGGCATTAAATGAGTGTCCTGAACAGTACAAAGGTAGAATGCAAGAGTTATACGAAGTTTGGTTAACTAAAGCAGAACAAATAGATGTTGGCCACGACTTGTCCTCAGGTGCAAATGTTGATCCAAGAAGTCTCAAAGATGCACGATTTACAATAAATCGTACTAGGACTCAAATTTTTGATTTAATGAAAAAATTATCTTTAAATTATTGAAATACGCTTAACAGTTATAGCACCAACCATAGATGCATGTAGCGTACACTGATATCTATAACCACCTGATATTGTTTCCGGAACTTCCCAATATAATGTTCCAGCATCTTGACCGTTTGCACTAGCACCTGTACTTACATTACCAATAACGTCAACGTGTGTAAGTCCTGTTGTGTATGCTGTTCCTGTGCCATCTTGTATTTCAAATGGATGTCCGCCAACACCGTCTAAATCAAATGCAATAGTCATTCCGCCAATAGCATAAATCGTAGGATTGTTTCCAGTATATCCGTGACTATCAACACTGTATGCAGTATTACCTACATTATTCATTCTAATCATTGCAAATGCCGGCATGTAACTTTTATCAATAGTTCTACCAGTATTTACTACTTCTGATAATGCATTATAACTTGTTACACCTAATGTGCCTGTAAAGTTGACTGTAATAGTATCATTTGATGCACTTGTTGAAATATTTGTACCACCAGCAATTGTCATAGTATCTGTTATACTGTTTGCAGTAACTGAGCCAGCATCACCATTAAATTGATACCATAAGTTTTGATCTGGATCACCGCCGCCACCGCTTACTGTGTCTGGACCCCATGAGTCGCCGTCCCATACAAGTGCTTGTCCTGTAGCCGGTGCTGTAGTATCTACGTCTGCTAATGCTGATAAATTAGAACTTGTACTAAGTGCATCTGTTATTCCGTATCCTGATATAGTAGTCGGTTTAGTGCCTAAGTCTGCAAAGTTTACAACTGCGTCAGTGATTCCGTATCCTGCTATTGTAGTTGGCTTTGTACCTAAGTCAGCAAAGTTTACTACAGCATCGGTAATTCCGTATCCTGCTATAGTAGTTGGTTTACTTGTTAAACTACCAAACACGCCGTCAAATAGTAACGTTGTAGTGTCTGTTAAGTCACTTACGTCTGTAGGTATACTTGGGGTATTTTGTAGGTTATTATAATTTAAGAAATAGATACTATCTTGTCCATCAAGTGTATCAGCATCTGTTCCTGCACC